GTAGCGCTTCCATATCCAGTTAGAGTCCATCTACGATCTGTAGCATGTCCATCATCATTAGGCTCATACAATCCAGTACCTAATACGTTCATATTCTTATAATCAGCCGGCAAAGCATAACTATTGGTACCTTTACTGATACTGATCGTAGAACTCTTTATAAACCTTTCAGGTTCAGTTTTTACCAATGCTCTGTATATATAATCATATACAGTTTGGCTCATGTAAATAAATTGATCATCACTTAGATCGGATATATCCTTTAAAACTAATTTTAACTTAGCTTTTGCGTCGCTTAGTTGAATCATGTGTGTTTAGTTATTTTTCTTAAACCAGTTTAACTTTTTCTGCAAATCTCTACCAAACTGCAACTTAGGCTTTTCAAATGAAGGCATTTTAAACTTCTTCAGTGCCTTTGTGATGTCTTTTCCGAACCTAAGCTTTTTTTGATAACCTTTGAATTTATACTTCTTCAAAGCTTTCTCTAACGAATTACCAAATTGTAATTTCATATGTGGAATTGGTTTAATTATAGGTGCATCTTCATTGAATCCTAATTCTTCTATAGTTTCCGGTAAATAATGGATAGTTGTATTCCTGAATTCTTTATCATCCCATGGAGTCCACGCACTACCCTTAAACTGATCTATAAAGGCTTTGTAAATAGCTTGCTGTCTTTTCTTATCCTTGCTAGTTTCTAAAACCTTTTTATATGTAGCCATCTTTAGTTTCCAAGCAACTTTAGCTTGTAAATCTTCGTATTTAGAACGAAAACGTGGATTATTGATGTGCCCTCCCATTTCTGGTGATAACATGTCTCTCATTGTTATTTGTGGTTATATGAAGTTCTTTTTACCTTTGGCATATTTCTTGCAGTCCTTTTGACTTTAGGTTTCTTAAATCTGATTGTTGGTTGTGCTAGTTTCATTCTCTTCCATTTGCCACTATTCAGTGGCGTTCTTTTTACTTTAGGTTTATTCTTGTTGTAAAAATCTAATATTTCCTTATCCGAATAAAAGCTTTTAACATACATTCCTGGTGATTTGTTTATTGCATATGTTCCGGTTGGCTTTTTAGTCTTGATTGTCGTTACCAAATCTTCCATTTGCTGATTAGTTAAAACCACGCCATATCCTAAGTCACCTATTCGTACAAATACCTGCGATCCTTTCCATTTCATTTTAGCCATTACGTTTTTGATTAAGATGTTTTCTTTTAGGAACTTTAGTATTTCCGTGTAGCTTTTTGTGTCTAACTTTCCTTTGAGCTTCCGTGCGTCTTTTCATAATTAGTTTGTTACATTTTCTTTTCTAACACCTCGCCTAATCTATGAACTGCTTCCGTGTTTTTCGTGATGGTTTCTTGAAAGCCTCTCATCATCCTGCCTTGTTGGATTAACAAGTAAGCTAGAATTGCTATCGTTGCTAGTGATGCTCCTGCATCAGTCAGTGCTTTTATCAGGTCTGTCATTATCGAGAAGGTTAAATACTTTGGATCTTTCTTGTTCTATCTCATCTCTTAATTCCTGTATCTCTCTTAATTCAATACCAACTATAATTGCGTCTTCTATGTTCGTTGCATTTTCTGGATGTATACCAGCTTCCATTTTGTCCACCACACGTGTTCTAAGCTCATATCTGAGCTGTGCTTTAAATAGCTTTTCCATCGAATAAGTTTTTTACTTGACCTACCACCTCATATTCCGTTACTGACCATTTCTCTTTGCCATCAAATAACGGTTTCAATATAGCTATTTCTGATGGCGTGAACTCTATTTCCTTATCATTGAATTGAATTAAATTCGGTTTATCTTTTACTGGCTCTGAACACTCCTCGATCTTCTTCAGTGCGCTTCCTGCATCTGGCAACTTGTCTAACGAGAATTCTACTGGCTTACCTTCTTTAAAGAATAAACTTCTAATAAGGATTTTGTGCGATGGTTTTGATACTTTCATGGTTTTTTTTAGTTAAATAAATAAGTTTTTTAGAATGCAGTCCAGCTTGTCGTGCCCGTACAATAATACGACTTTCCGCTATCTGCTCCAAAACAAACATCGCCTGCAGTTCCCGACAATGAGCCGTTCGGACTCGTTCCGTCTGACGTCCAGATTGTTATTCCGTTTAAATCCATTGTCCTTTTGAAATTGGTCGACGTTAAAGCCTCATTTGCTATTTCTAATGGAATCACTGTATCACTCAAAGTCCCAGAGGTCTGAGTTGAAGCGTTAGTCAACTTTAGTACTGACCCTGCTGCGTTGAACGTACCTGAAGCTCCGTTGGTATTACTTCTTTTGATAGATACCGCATCATAATTGTCGCTCAACGTACTCGTCTGCACATATGCACGAGAAACTTCAACTAAGAAGCTTTCCCCTGTTTTCGCAGTCCAAACATTTCCTGAACTATACGAGAAGGTCGCCAAACCACCAGAACTCTCTGAACCGTTACTGGTGCTGACCTTAAGTACTTTAGCAGTAGTAACGTTGGTAGAAATAACAACCAAATCCCTAGTTGTACAACCATTTCCAAAAATTTGTAAACCATATTTGTTTCCGTCTTGTTGAATATATAATGCTGTAGTCTCGTCTGCCGCCGCATTATCGTTTACTATAGATACCAACCTTCTACTGCTAGTGCTCGCTGAATCAGAATATACATATAATCCTTTTCCAGTCGTTAAACTATCCGCTGTTATTTTCATTACAGTTTCTGTTGTCGCCGTACTTGTTAAGTCTAACAGTGCAGTTCCACCACTCAACGTTACCGCTCCACTATCTACCGTTATTGTCCTTCCTGCTCCTGCTCCTCCTGAATCATAAGCGTCATCTAATGTTCCACCTCCACCACTTGCACTTGCCCATTCAGGCGCTGTTGCTCCGGCATTCATTGTTAATACTTGAGATGCTGTTCCTTTAGCTAATTTAGTCATCACTCCAGAAGCTCCTCCATAAATAACGTCTCCTTGAGCATCCATAGGATTTAAATCATCTATCGTGTCCAATGCGACTTGAACGTCCGTGTCAGTTGATGAAAGTATTCCATCGAAGTTAGTTACATCTGTTGGCACATCTGAAGCGTATGTAGTGTTTGTATCAGCTCCAGAACCTCCTCCTTTATAAGTTCTTAAATCATAATACAAACTACCGTCTGCCAGTTCTACTAAAGTTCCGTCTCTTTTAACTATTACTGCATATAAGAATACAAACTCCGGTGAAGGCAATCCGTTAGTCTTTAATGTTTGCACTTCTCCTTCTATCGCATTTCTTGCGTTTCTCCTGGATGAATAAGCATTCTGACCCATAACTTTCATTACCGATCCTCCAGTTAAATTTGGCGTTGCAATAAAGAACGTAATCCAATAATCAGTACTCGAAGTTCCTTCAGTAAGTTTCCATGTTGAGCCATCCCATTCGTTCCAAGAATAATAAGTATCTGCTCCGTCTTTATATCCTACTTTATTGTCAGCTGTGATTTGTGTCCATTCTCCACTTGCTCCCAATCTATACAAGAATCTATGTGTCGTTTCTGTACTTATTGCGTGTTGTATATCTTCATCCCAGAAGTTACCACTCGTTGTTTGCGTGTAAGTTCCAGAACCGTTTGCGAATCCTTCAGGATCTACACCGCCTTGATAACGTGCTCCCAAAGTATCATGATTGTATTTATGTGTTGCTCCGCTCATTCTAAATCCATGCCTCTCTTCTCCTGCCATTCCTGTATTTGCTGTCGCATTCCAATAAACCAATCCAACAATTGAATTCTCGTAAAAAGCTGCGTCTGTGATTGAACTTTCTAATATATATTGTAATACTCCTGAATTATCAAAATAAACATAATATGTTCCTGTTGCATCCGGCACCACTACACTTTGAGTTGTTGTTTTAGTTATTTTCTTTCCGTCACACCAGAAGAAAAATTCTGATTCTCCACTCTTTACAGCTATCGAAAATGTCCTTGTTGCATTATCCCATGATATATCGCCCATTGAATCTGGATCTTGCAAATCAAATCCATTCGTATTGATTACGTCATTTATTATATTTCCTGCCACCTCTACATCTCCACTGGCTGTTAAATCTACAACGTTGGGCAAGGTTGTGATCCCTTTGCCGAGATTTGCCAATGTTGTTCGCTTCGATGAAGGAGAACCTGATGGATCATCTATTACTAACATCTCATCTGTAGATATGGGATCCGTTATTGCTGCTTGTGCTGACCACTTCGCATTTGCCATCTTATTATAGGTTAAATTATTTATTCATAAATCATAACATCTCCGTTTTCGTATAACATCGTATCTGAATTCTCATAAAGCATCTCGTCGCTTGACGGTGATCCACCACTTTTATTCTGGTTATTCAAATCAGTTATCGGCGATATTACTATTCCTGTTGTTATTTGTATTGTCATGTCTTTTTGTTAAAAAAGAGCTATTAGTGAGCTCGCAGTTGTTCCTGTTGATAGAATCTGATCTGTTGAAACTGGATAAACACTTCCTGCAGTACAGCCAGTGAACGTACAGGCGTTTCCTGCATCATCCTTGATCGCTACTGCTCCGGCTCCTCCAACGAATATAGCTTTACATCTTCGAACTTCAGTGATTCCTGCCGAGGTTACGTAAGTTAATTTTGCGCTATCACTTGGAGTTACTGCTGAAAATTGAAATGCGCTCTCTATTGATCCGCCACTAGCTGTCATATTGTTTTGGTTAATTGCTTACAGGAAGGCTCGAAAGCCCTCCATGTGAATAATTAAACGTATTACCTTGCTATTAAGCGTTTACTGACAAATTGACCAATCTTTTAGCATCTCTATGAAATACCTTACTTCCGAACAAGGCATGTGTAAGATAGTTCCTAGTCAATTGCTTTGGCTCTTGCGTGATATAAAGTTCAGGTTGCATTTGGATTGCCAAACTGATTGCTCCTTTTTTACCGAATAGCATGTTAGAAGTTTCAGTTCCGAATCCGTCTGTTGCATCCGTGAATGTTTCACTGCAAGATAGTTTTCCGTATCCTGTGATAGTAGATACATCTGATCCCCAAGCTCCAGAAGTTACTTGAGCATTTTGGAGAACTCTGGCATCTTCAGTTGAAAGCGCCACTCCAGTTGCTGTGGTTGTTGTAGGATCGTTAATCAATGTCCTTAGCGCTGCTTGTGAAGCTGCAACGTCTGCACCGATTAGAACGTTTCCTGCGGCTGTTCCAATACTAGCAACGAATGTGAATGTAACTCCGGCAATTACAACTGTATCTGTTGCAGTTGGTTTTGTTGCCATTGATAAATCTACAGAATATTTGAGGTTGTTAGATGTATAAACATCAAATCCTAATGCTCTTCCTGAGAAACCGTTTCTCAAAGAGTTGTCTGCGATTTGGAATCCGTTAGCAATGAAAGTCTGGCTCAAAAGAGCTGTTCTTTCAGGATCTAATATCGCGAACATTTCTCCGTCAGTCGCATTGTTTCTTTGAAGCTGTGCATATACGTCAGTCATCTTTGAAATGATTGTAGAACTAGAGATTGAACCTCCAGCTACAGTTGCACTTGCTGCACTTGCTCCAACATCAAGATTCTTTTGGTCAATGTTGTTCTTTAGTTGATATGCTGCTTGATATGCAAGATCTGCTCCGTAATTCGCTAGAGCTTGTTTTTCTTGCACTGGATCCATTGGAAACGTCACCACCTTACTTTGATCAATATCAATGTAATCTTGAATCGCTTCTAATGAATCAATAGTTAAATCTGTTCCTTGTGCGTAATCCTGAACACGAACATCGGCAGTGTACGGAAAATTAACTCTACTACCAGATGTTAGTAAAGCTTCAACTTTCGTATTACATACAGCCATTGATATTAGACTATTGTTTAAATAATCTTGCACCATTGGTTTCCAGATATACGGATTTAATGCACTGAGTGAATTACTCATCGTACTTGTTTGTTAATTGATAAAATGTCAATTAACCTGAAACACGATTTACCTAACTCCTTTGCGTATTCTCTCCCAATGCTCGATACGTTCCTTTGAGGTTTTGTAAGTTTTAAGAATGTTCTTCGGATCGTTTTCATCTAAATCCTTTGGCGTGCCTCCTCCTTTTGGAATTGACATTGCACTTCTTAAATCTTCTCTATCATCAGTTTGAAGTTTGATTCCTGCGATCTTCATTGCGGCATTTAAAGCTTTAGTCTTTTCTACACCTGCACTTATTAGATCTTTGAACTCTGCTGATAATTCAGCCTTCTTGTCCTTTGATAGCTCTACGCTTTGCAAACTAGCTTTCATTTGCTCAAATTGCATCGCATCCTCCTTCTCGCGTATCTTCTTTTCAACAATAGCTTCAATGTCTGGTGCAACTTCCAATGCTTTTAACTCCTTCAGTAAAGGTGTCTTCAACCATTTTAAGTTTACAGGTAAATCATCAACCGTCGCTTCTTTGTTGAGGATCTTTCCAAGCCAAGCATCAATTTGCTTTTGCTTATACACGTTCGGATCAGGCTTGACCTCTTCTAGGTCTAAATCTGTGTTGTCTTTATCTGATTCACCATCGAAAAGTTCATCGCTGATGTCTTTTCCGGTGTCCGGACTATCCGTTGGTTCTTCATCTGGAATGATGTCCTCTTTAGGTTCATCTTCCTTGAGATGTTTAACATTGGGCATTTAACAAAGGTTAATTTTTAATGAACTAATATTATTATAGACCTTTTCGCTTAAATGTTTTAACATCTTTTATTTACACTTCTTGCTTCTTGTTTTCTAGTTTAGCTTTCTCTTCTTCCTTTGCCACTGCTATCCAACAATCTCTAAAGAATACACCCATTACAGCTATGCCTTCTCTGAAAGCTTCTAATTGAGCTTTATCAAACGTTCTTTCATGCTCCCAATCATGTAAATTGATAGCTGTAACCATCATTAAATCATCTCCATGTTGCTCCCAGAACGACGCAAACTGTTTTAATGTTGCATCACTTCCTAAGATTTGACGTTCCTTTCCTTCTATGGTCTTTTTATTCTTGATGTATGCCTGGAGTTGTTTAAGCATTTATTTAAGAATTAAATTTATAATTACCTTTCTCGCAAATGATTTGCCGGACTTATTTGTGTCACACTTTTCGTTTGATCAAGAATTATCTCTCCACTATCTGACAATTCTTCAAGTTTCTCTTGTAATCCTTGTTTTTGAATCAATTTGATTAAATCAACTTTAGTCATAGAAAAGTTTGGTTTTTTACCTAATTCAGAAGCTATTTTCATCAACTCATGTCGTTTCATATCTTCCAGGCTGTGTGTAACTTCGCGTTTTTCTACCTCCTCATGTATTTCAGGATTAAACCTATCGACATTTATTAGCCTTTCTTCTCCTGTAGGTTTGTGAATTACAAGCATTGTTGGATCTTCCATCGTTCTTTAGTTAATAATTTAAAAACTTGCTCTAGGATCTGCATCATACGGATTGATCTCTCGTTTATCTGTTGATGTTGGCAACGCATCCCCTGGCTCTGTCGTTTGTTGTTGCTGTTGTCCAACATAATCTTCAGCAGACAACTCTACATCATTTAATTTAGCGTATTTCTGCCATAGTTTAACGAATGCAGGTGAGTCTGGCGGAGTTATACTCATTTGTCGGTTCAATTGCGCTATCCTCATTACGTTACTTGGCAACGCTCCTGTTCTTGAATTAACTTTTACAAAATATCTATTTTTGCGCAATTCGTCTGCTATTGCTCCCATTGTTATATCTTTAACATCTATTTCTCCTTCACCTGTTAAACCGATTGATGTGGTTAAGTTTAATGATGTGTCGTCATTTGTTTTAATAAACTTCTTCGTAAAGTCCATTGTCAATTCTACGATAAATTTACATTCCGAAGCGTTGTATTCCATGACCTGCCTAACAAACGCATCTGCGTTCTCCTCTTCAGCTATAACTTGTGAAGCTGTTGGGTTTGAACTTCTGCCCATATCATCTAAATTGATACCCATACGCTTAATTTCTTGATCTAATCTATTTAACAATACTTGCCATTCAGTCATTAACGTTGATTGTGTGATTAACGCATCTGCATTAACTCTACCTGCTCCAGGATTATTTGGATCATACTCGATTGCAACAACTCCTTTTTTTCCGGCAGCTCTCATTTCGTGCGCTAATTGGAGTTTGTTGAAAAAATCTCCTGCTTCTCCTTGTGGAACGTTTACTAAAGTTATTGGATATACATTCTCATCTACATGCCCTACACCCATATTTAAGAGCCTTCTGGTAATTATTGCCATGTCATATAAAATGTGACCTATTCCGTAATTCCAGAATCCTTTACTTGATGGCTGACATATAAAATGCGCTATCGGTATATACGGTTCCTTGTCTTTAATAAATGGATATTTATCTCCAAGCTTTTTATCTAAAATGATTCCTTCGTTTCCTGCAAACATCAAATATTCCTTTTTGTTGATATTATAATAAAAACCTACCTCAACAATATCACTCTGTACTTTAGACTCTTGCTGAAAAGTTCTTTCTTGATCTTTGTTTAAACTTAAATAACGTTTAATCCTTCCTTTAGCTTGTTTGATCTTAGGGAATTTGTCTCCGTATCTTTTAACAGCTTCCTCTGGTGACATCGTATAAACCACCACGCATTCAGTGACATCTTTTCCTATTCCACCACTCCTGAATCCTGTGGCGTAATTATCCACGTAAAGATTTGATGGAGATATTGGAGAGAATTTAATCGGATAAGTAGTCTTTTCGTCTGTTCCAACATATATAAATCCATCACCGTATAAAGACAAATTGAAAAACGCTCCTCCTTTATCACGCAAAGCTCTTATTAGTCCCCCTTCTTCAGCTACTGTCCATATTCCGTCAGTCACAACCTTTTCAATGATCTCATCCTTTCCGGTTCCGTGTATTTGAAAATCTAAGAACTTCATCTTGTTTACTATCCGCCATAATGCCTGCAATAAAACCTTTGAACCGATTTTCTTTGTTCCGGCTGGATCTCTTACTTCAAATCCTTCTTCAAACAACCGCTGGATTAAGCCTAACTGTCCATCGTGTCTTACCTTCTGATCAATGTTTTTTGATATTGTCTTTAGTGCCCTTTCGAGTGTTTTGTCTGTATTTAACATGATATTTTAATGATGTTGTAGGAATCTTTTAGCTTCTTGTTGATACCGATCAAAATCTTCCGGCTTTCGGCCTATCGGCTTACCATATTTCGTTTCCATTATATACTCTTTTGCTTTTTGAGTATAGTTGTCTTCTTTTGGCATCTCGTCTTGTAATCCAATGCACAAGTACCTTAGAGCGTCCATCCCGTGACTACTCCACGAATGTTCAGGTGTCGCACTGTAAACTTTTCTCTTCACGTCATATTTTCTTCTATAATTCCTTGCAGCTTCAATCAATTCTTTAGTTTTGTCTTTCTCGAAAAACATCCTACTAAATGACATTCTAACTTGCTGAATACCATCCTGCACCGACAAACTTGGTGCTACTTTTATATTCGTTAGCCCATATTCTCTGGCAACATCTAACGTTGATTTACCACTGCTCATTGGCTTTATTTTTGCATCCCATGGAAAAATATGTTGCTTGTATTTATAACCTTTCATCCGTAGCACCTCTGCATATTCAGGCATTGTCATACCACTATTGTAATAATAATCTATGATTCTGATCTCTTTTCCGAATATCTGCGCAAATACAATAGCTGTATCGTCCTTGTATCCAATATCCCATGCAGTTATTACTGGCAGAGTAGGTTCATAAACTCCTTTTGTGATTCGCTTGTCATCTTCGAGTTTCTTTATCCTATCAGCATAAAACGATCCAATAATTCCAACGTCTTCTGAACAATAAAACTCTTGCTGAATAAACTCTTCTTCCATTCCCTGTTCTCGCAATTTATCTATTTCTTCATGCGGAATTACACCTGTATCATCTATTGTCAATTTCTGGAACCACCAATCTTTACTATTTTCTGCGACTTTCCTCAAGTCTGCTGAATGGTTTTTTCCATTTGGCGTTGTATTGAATATCGCTACTCCACCATTTGCCGCTAAAATAGGCTTTACCACCTCATACGCCATTGGATTCTGATATGCGTATTCCGAGAATACACACGTCACCGGATTGCTTCCTCGAATCGAATCATACTTATCCGTTCCAATTAACTGGATAATTGATCCGTTTACCAATTCAATCTTCAGTTCTTGGATGTGCTTTCTTTTTGTGACTTCTGGTGGTACGTGATCTAAGAACTTGAATCCGTCGTTATCTATTCCATCCCAGATTATACGCTTTGACTGCGCAAACGTTGGTAGCATATAATAATGCACTCCCTTAACTTTGAATGCTCGTTTGACAATTACATTCCACAGCACTTTGTCTTTTCCTGATCTTCTATGCCATAAAACAAATAAGTTTCTGTATCCGGAATCAATCGCCTTCAGTAATGGAAGTTGGTAATCCCTTGGTTTGAATTTATGCGGAATCGTTATCGTCGGCATATCCTACAAGCTTTATTATCAATTCTCCGTTCTCTCCAGTTCCTTCAACTGGCTGTGGTGCCTTTCCGAACATGTGATCGCCTAACCATACAGCTAACCTCTTGTCGCTCTTGTAGTTAGCCATGATCCATTTTACAAACTCATGCTTCTGTTCAGGTGTTACCCATTCAGAAAATCTTACACCACCTTTTTTGTTGCCTGCATTAGGTCTTCTTCCTCCTTTAGCCATGATCATTGATTAACATTGACTGGTTGATAAATCGTGTTATTACTTCTTTTTAGGCTTTGAGAACCATTCTCTCAGATACGTTATTGGATTTTCTTCCATTACACATTCTCTTAAATTAAGTTTAAACGTGTCTCCAAATAACGCTTTTGCGAATTTATGATCGTATACTATCGTTCTTGCTATTTCTTTGGCGTATTCCTGAAATTGATCCGGCGACGCTTGTAGCTTAACATCTAATAACTGCTCTCTCCAAAAACTTTTGAATCCATTCTCTTCTGCTTGGATTATTGCATTTAATATTATTTGCTCATTTGTGAGTTTAGTTGAATTTGTCATTTTAGGCGATTTAAGCGTGTTGTTTTTTTCAAACCGTATCAGGTTACCTATTTTGCATTCAAAACGTTCTCAGATACCTCCTGCGTCCATTTTTGATACAATTCGTTCTATGGTTGAGAGCCAATTTGTGACCTGTGCGTTCTTTTGTTGTGAAAACTCTTCAGTTATCAATACGGCTCAATTATACTACTTTTAATTGAAAAAGTAAACATTATTCAAGCGGTATTTCTTTGGTGATGTGCGTATTTTCTAATAACACGCTATTTTTTATAGCTTGGATTACTTCCGGAGTTTGTTTTGCAAACCTTTGGAATTTATGGCATTTGCCACAGATCTCTTTCACATGAAAAGAGTATTTGTGTTTTCCACAAGCAATTGAAAATGGTACTATTTGCCAAATATAGCTTGTGTGTCCACAGTATTTGCATTTAAAATCTTTCATGGTATTTTGGTTAATATGGTAAATATTTATCAGCATCCTGCGTTAAAAAATTTATATCTTCTATCGAATCATAAAAATCACCTTCGTGAAAATATACAAGCTTAGTCCCTATGCCAACAGATCCTTTTCTGCGTAACTTACGTGCTCTGATGAAAAACTTCCGCTTATCTACCGAAGACAAATCATCGCCAACCATTCTGCTAAGCATTAAATGCGTGTTCGCTTGATCTAAAATCTTCCCACTTCCTCTAACATCTCCTAGCGTGTAGCCCCCTTTCCTCATTGGCTTCTTACTGTTTATGTGATGTATCAAACCAATAGGAATTTTATTATTTTGAGCAAATTGTTGTAAGAATTTTATTTTATGGTTATCGCTTTCGTAGCTATTTCTCGTGTCTTTCGATTCGGCTATTAAATCAAAATTATCAATAAAAACCAAGTCCGGATTATAAAATTTAATCAACTCGGCAATAAACTCAACTGTTGGCTTCAGCTCTTCTTGCGCATCAACCATAACCAAATTTTTTAAATCATCAATTTTTTTCCTCTCTGCGCTCTTCCTCGCCAAAGCTTCTTGCGAATACCTCTCCCAACGATCATCTTCAATATCTAATCCAGCCTTATCGTCTGCAAATCTTTCTTTAATTTCTTCTACACTCATCTCTAAAACTACATACAAAACTCTATGCCCTAACTCTGCATTTTTTCTTGCTAAGAAAAACGCATAAGCCGTCTTGCCGGACTCTGTCGACCCCAGAAGTGTAAATAATTCATGCTTTTTTAGTGCCCATATTCCATCGTTACCATCTAACTTTCGCGTTCCCCATGTGTATGGAACAAACTCCTTTTTTTCTTTTTCTTGTACGGGCTTATATATTTTCCTCACCTTTAAAACATTCTCCTCCAAGCCATATTGATCTTTT